ATCGAAGACAAGAAGTTCTTCCCTCCGGGAAAGAGTGAGAACAGAAGATTGGTCAACTGCGCGGCCACGAATTTGGCTGCGATCTGGGTCAACAGATCCTCTACTCCGGTCATAATGTTCGAGAACAAGCTCTTTAGACCGCCCCGGATATTCTCAAAAGCGTGGGCGAATACTCCCTGAAACGAATTGGCTAGTTGAGCTTTAGCCTGGAACAAAGCGGTCATCCTGAAGTCGTCCGAAATCATCTTCTGTGTAGCTTTATCCGCATCCTTCAGGACAACATTGTATTTCTCCATAGCGAACATAGCTACAGCCGAACCCGTCTTTTGGGCTGCGAATGCCCGGTTAAGTTCGTGAACTGATACTCTGGCTTTCCCCCAAGCAGTAGCTGCGTCGTCCTGATCCTTGTTCAAGGCATCCTGATACATCTTTTGTTCGGCCGCAGCATACCCGTTTTCTCGCAGCGCCTTAATGTTCTCAAGTTGAACTTTGGTGATGTTTACCAGGTGAGTCTTATACTCATCCATCGCAGCGACTTGATCGCGCGTGTAGAATAAAGGAGTATTGTTCTTTGTGTATCCAACAGGACTGTATTCCTCTTGTTGAAGACGTTGTTGTTCCTGACTTCGTGCCACACTAATCGCCGTTTGCCTCAAACGCTCCTGGAGAGTAATAGTCTCTTTTAACTTGTCCAAATACTTAATCTGTGCGGCAGTTGCGTGGGGATATTGCTTGGTCAACTCGGCTATTGCCTTACTTCCCCCAGACGCAAGTTGCGTCAATGAACTCTTCGCTTCCTTTACGGCTTCAGCGTATTTCTTGTGCTCCACAATCAAGTCGTTGGCTTTCTCCAACTGCTTATCAGAAGAGATCACCTGATTTTGCTGCGCCGCCGAAAGCATATTATATTCAACCCGAACGTTCTGGGTAGCTTCATCCTCCCCCTTACGCGCCGAAGTCAATTTGATAACATTATCAGCTAGGTGGTCCGTCCAACTTTGAAGTTGCTTCTGGTAATCGGTTAACTTCGGCTCCTTACCTTTACCAGCAAGGGCATCGGCGAGTGCCTGATTAAACTTCCCAGGATGAATAGGAGATTCGGAAGTCGGTTCTCCTAGCTGCTTCTTTGATGTAGACCAAACGGGATTAGCGAGAAAACCAGCCGTAACTTCCTGTGGAGTTTTGAATAGGTCCTTTGCCAGTCCGGTTCCTCCACTTCCTTTTGGATGCAAAGTGCTTAAAGGGGTTTCATCTGCTGACGGACTAAATACCTCCTTAATGCTATCCACAAACGCTTTGAACTTCGGAAAGTGATTTTCTAGAGCAATAACCGCTGCGGTTATCGCCACTACTCCGGCAACGACTAATGCGATAGGTCCGAGAATAGCTGTCCAAGCTACTCCTGCCCCTACCGCCGCCGCTTCCGTTGTTGTAGCCATAGCAACTGCCGCCGTTCCAACCTCTGCGGATGCAACAGCCGTTTCCGCCGCAGCCGCTGTTGCAGTTCCTGCGAGGTTGATCCAGGCTAGTTTGACGGAAGATAAAGCGACGAGGATAGGAGGAGTTGCGGCGACAATACCGAGTAAAACAACGATCACATTTCGGACGGGTTCGGGTAAGTCATTAAACTTCGCCGCCAAATCCGATAATTCGTGAACAATACCGGTCATCAAAGGAAGGAATGGTTCCAACGCTGTCTTCATCACGTTGTCCACGGCAGATCCGAGTTGTCGCATACCTCCCAGGAATCCGTCGGTCCTGGCCTTCGCCTGATCCGTCAGATTACTGGTATCTCCGATTTTCTTTTTGTATGCGTCGAACTGCTTCCGGGTGTATTCCGCGAAGACACGAACAAATAGGAACGCTCTTGCTCCTCCGATGGCTCCTTCCGCCGCCGCCCTTTGGGCCGGAGTTAAGTTCCCAAGTTTGTCGTGCAGGTCCTGGACGAACTGCCCCATCGTTTTGGCTTGACCGCTGGCGGTGAACATCCCCAGTCCCAAGACGTTCATAATCTTGGCCGCTTTCGTCCCAGGGTCCGCCATCTTGATGATGACTTCTTTCATCCCGGTTCCAGCCTTTTCGGCCAGGATACCGTTCCGCTCCAGGAGACCTAACGCCGCAACCGCTTGATCTATGGGGACGCCGATCTGACGGAAGGCAACGCCCGAAGCGTTAAGTGCCTCGGACATCCCTTCGATGCCCCCACGAACGTTCTTACCGGCTCCGGCGAGGAGGTTGGCAACATTTGCGGCCTGGTTTCCAGCAAGACCGAACTGGTTGAGAGTTGTCCCCCCGATCTTCGCTGCTTCGGCGTTGTCCAACATACCGGCGGCTGCGAGGAGGAGTGTGGGTTTAGCTGCCGCCATAACGTCCGTGACGTTCAGACCAGCTTTAGACAGTTCAACCATCGCTTCCGCAGCCGTCTTGGAAGAAGTTGCGGGGATGCTCATATCAGCGCCTAATTTGTCAGCTAGGACACCGAGTTTTTTCATTTCTGCCCCAGTAGCTCCGGAAGTTACTTGGAGAACCTGCATAGATTCTTCGTAACCCCCGGCCACTTCCAGAGCGTGTTTTGCTAACAGGGTAAGAGGAAGAGTGAGGGCCAAGGACATCCTCTCCCCAGCCCTTTTACTTCCTTCTCCGATAGCTCCCCAGGCTTTATTGAATCCTTTGGTTAATGCGTTCCCAGATTCTTCTGCTACTTTCTTGGACTCGGTTTCGACCTTATCAATATCCTTCTTAACTTCACCACTCATCTTGCCGGCGCTGTCTTCTATCGACTTTGCCATTTTGGCGAACGAAGACTCAATGGACTTCAGAGCTTTCTGAAGTTCACTGTCATCCGCGCCGATAGTCGCTTGAAGTTGAGTAACTGTGAGTGGCACGAGTTAACCTCTAGCCGCCTTCTTCATAGCCGCCTTTTGGAATTGTTCTTGCGCCCACGCTTCGTCGCTCTCCATCTTCAGAGCGACGTTCCGCCAGAAAACCGGTTGTTTGAACATCTCCCACGGTGGCACGCCCCACCACTTCGCCGCCTTTGCTAATGGATACCAGTCGGGACACTTCCCTTTCGGGTCGCGTCCCCCACTGATTAGAAAGATCCGGAAAGGATCGGCGCGCTTTCGTCCTTTTTTGTGTCCCCATCCTCCGAACCGTGGCTTGCCGAAATGACGTTGGACACTTTGATGAGAATGGAGACAGGCACCTTCGCCAAAGTCAACGCATCGGTAGGGACGACTTCTCCCTTGTGATCTGCGCCGAGGATGACTCCTTCATCATCCACCAGATCCCAGGAGATGATGAGTTTGGACAGGGTGTTGACCAGGAACACAGAGGCTTGATTCGCCTTCGCGTCTTCGCGGAGGTTGACCTCGAATTCGCTGGTGAAGACAGACGGATTGTGCCAAACCTCCAGACTTCCCCCGTCAAAGGGAACATCGAGTTTGGCCTTGGTAGAACAGGCTTGAGAAAGAGAAAGCACGGTCAACTCCTTTCGAGAGTGAGATGGGGGAGGAACCGAAGTTCCTCCCCCTCGGGATTAGCTCTCCAGACCCAACAGGTCGGTCCAGAGCAGACCTTCCAGTATGGCGCTGTTCCCGTTAGCATCGTTGGGGATATTAACGTCGATCACAGGCTCCATCTTGAAGGTGTCCGCGTAGACACCGCCGCTGTCGGCGCGGTCGTCGGCGATGAACTTGAAGGCCCACGTCATCCTGAACCAGTAGTTGTAGTGGTTGGTCGTGACGTGCTCAATCTCGGGTCCGATGTTTGCCAGCCGGATGTAACGGGTGGACTTGGCTCGCATCTCCGTCATATAGCCGGCTGCTATGCTGTCGTGCTCCACGACCAGGGTCAGCTCGTGCTTAGGAGCCGTCTCCACGAAGTCCGTCCAAGACAAATCATCCGCCTTGATGGTGAACTCCGGGAGGAACCGACCGGTCAGCGCCCACTCAAACTCCAGGCACTTCTGGAGAAGGGTCAATCCGCCGGAGGTGGTGTGGACAACGGACAAGAACGGCAGGGTAGTCCCGGTCAACCCGCTGTCATTGAAGGTCAGCGGAGCGATGAACAGGTTGGCGAACCGGCCGGCGAAGGTGGCGATCCAGGGTCCACTAGCCGCACCGGTCACGGTCACATCGCCGGTGTTGAGTCCCATCCCTTCGGCCAGGAGAGCCGTCTGAACGGTAGCACCCGTGGCATTAAAGGAAATGGTGCCCGTGGTGTGACTGACTCCATACGGGTCGGTCCAGGTCAGAGTGAACGTTCCCGCCGTGGCTGCGATTGTAATGGTCTGAACATCGTTCGCCATCGAGGTGCCGGAGAACACAGAGAAAATCTCCGGGTCCATCGGACGAACCGGCACATCGGCCAGCGGCATCCCGATTGTGGTCTGCGTGAGAGCCGCTCCGCTTCCTCCAGTTAAGGAGCCGAGGGAGGCAGTCATCACGACCTGCTTGGAGCCCATACCGGCCACGAACGTAATGGTGAACGGCCCGCCGGCCACACCGGTCACGGTGGCGTTGTTCGCTCCGACCGAGGCCAGCCCCGTAATGGCCGTCTGGAGAACAGATGCCACAACGTTGTTCGTCTGTGCGCTCGTCGTGTTCGCTCCGACGGTCAGGGTGAAGGTTCCGCCGGTCGCTCCACCGAGGTTGAGGTTGTAGACGCTATCGCGTCCGGTGGAAGGAGTGATGCTCTCCGTGGTGATCTTACCGAGGATGGTGCCGATGACCGACGCTTCCTCCTTCATCACTTTGAGGGTCAATCCTTCCAGGATAACCTCCACAGCCCGCTCCGCGCCAGCCGAAGAGCCAATATCCACTATGAAGGTCTTGGGACTGTCCGGCCCACGGGAGATAGGAGCGAACACCCACTGGCGAGTATTGGTCGCTCCGGCCGGAGTTGTGATGGTCGCCGTTGTCAGCAGGTTGGACAGCAAGTAACACATATCATTGAAGTCCGCTGTTCCATTGGCGTCTCCAACCGTGTGCTCTTTGCCTCCGACCGCTTCTGTGGCATATTTGGTTCCCTGGGGAACGTGCGGTTTGATGGGAATACTCGGCTTAATCATAAAGCCGGTGGAGAGAAGACGCCGAACCGCCTGAACTCTCGTCCCTTTGACGACTTCAACCCCAATCAGGGTTGTGTTAAATACAGATGCCCTTGCAGACATAGTTGGCCTTCTTCCTCCCCTGTTCTGGACTACCCAGGAGTTGTCTTATCAACAAAGAACTGGTAATGTCCTCCACGATACCAGTATGTGAACCCGTCGTCCTCTTTCGCGTAGTCTATCGGCATTATCCGATAGCATCCCTGAACGATCAACCCGGTGGCCCCGACCAGATCCTGCGCTCCGTTGATCGCGTTGTCCAACGCATCGGCGATGGCGTCAGCAATCGTGTCATCCGGTCCCTCGGCGACCGCGTTGATGAGATACAGAGGTTTGGTAGCTATCCTCTTACGTCCCCCGATTGCTACGATGTCCGACGGTGTGGGCACCAACGAGAAGATGATGTAAGGTGTTCCCGCGTTCGGAGGAGCGATGTTCCTGAACACCCGACCTTCGATGAGCTTCTGTAACGTCGGGTCCTCCGTTAACGTCTTGGTTATGAACTGCGCTGTTAAACCAAGTTCGTTAATCACTTAACCGCTCCCTTGGCCGCTGTCTCCTTCGCCGCCTTCTCGATGGACTGTCTGACCACTTCTATGAACGCCGGTTGGACTATAGCCAGAGCGGGATAGAAGAATGGTCTAGCCGCCATCTTAACCGTCCCCATCTCTATGTAGATGCCGTAGGAGGCTCCTACTGTGATCTGCCACTGTCCCGGTCCCGTCTGAACCGCCAGGATGGACGACTTCAGGAAGCCGGTGTCCACAGGGCACATCGTCTTCATCTGCCCCTCGGCGTCCCTGGCTATCTTCG